CTATTAAATTGTTCCGGACTAAGTTTTCTTAATTTACCATTAGTCCATTTATATCTAATAGGTCCTAACCTAATGTAGGCATAGTCTTTTTTGTTTTCTAAAGCATCGTCCCATGTTTGTTTTAGAACTGCTGCCCAAAGTTTATTTAATCTATTCTCAGGTATTCTTTCCTTAATCAAGATTTATTTTCTTCCTCCAGTATTCTTCCGTTATCTAACGTTTGTACTAAAGTATTTTTAACTTCGAGTATCGCTCTTTGTTTATGGTAAAGTGCTTCTCTTATTTCTGTATCTTTAATGTCCGTAGATATCCATTGTTGATATCCACCATTAAGAACAGTATTAAATGCAGCTACCATCTGAGGATTCTCAAGTAATAGCTTTGCTTGTTTTCCTGCTTCAATAGCAGCTTCTTTTTTATCTTCCATTATTTTTTCCTGTAATGCTATCCACAGCACAGGTCTAGGTACTCAAACCATTTCGAGTCTATCTGTATATGTGGGTCTAGTTAATTACTGTTGGAGTGTTTTTTGTAAAGATTCCTGTGTTAATTCCATAGGTATCTTCTTTGTTCCTTTGAGAAATTTTCTTATAAGTTCGGGACTATATCCTATCTTACGATGAAATTCCTCAACAGAAATTCTGTTTTTTAACATGAAAGTTTGTAATTCTTCTTTTTTCAAATCTGTTTTAATTTATCTATAGTTGGATTCTTTTGTTTAAATTCTTTTGATAAATCTACATGAGCTAGTTTAGAAGCTTGTCCATTACTATAACCCATAGAAATGTAATGGTCGTACCTAGACTCGTAATATTTACTACGCTTTTGTCCCTCTTCTTTTTTTGAATGTTGAGACATACGTTGGTTTTCCTCCTACTCCTTGGGTCTTACTTCTTTTTCTACTTACAGCAGATGCTTTTTCAGAAGCTGACATAGCTTTTGCTTTAGCTAATGGTACACATTTAGGATATTTTCTTTTACTTCCTTTAGACCTACCACAGGGTTGGTACTTGCCATTCTTTTTAGGAGAACCAATGTCTACCCATTTTTCATCTACCCACTTCTTAAGCCCTTTTTTTGCCATTACGTTTTCCTTTGGCAGATGCTTTTGGTTTTATTCTACCTGAACAAACACCTGATGCGTACATATTTGCATATGCACTTGGATAAACTTTAAACTTTCTTTTAGCAGCAGCTTTTCCTTTTGCACATAGTTTAGCCATTATTTACCTACTTTGCTCATTGCAATCTTGTGTGATTGTGTAAATGTTTTACCTTGATTCATTAGTTTACGCATCATTGTCATATGTTTAGATGTATGATGTACCTTGTGTTTATTTAATAAATCTTTTTGTTTTTTTGTTATAGCCATTAGTAGCTAGGTTTTTTTTTCTTTTTGTAATTCTTTGGGCATTTCATATTTATCTCCTATAGTAAATCAAAAACTTTATCAGCTTTGTCACTCAGTAAAGCTAAAACTATTATAGCACCATACACAACGTACTTGAATCTAAAGACTTCTACCTTTACATCACGCATATCTTTTTCAATATGATACAGGTGATTATTCTTTATAATCTGTATATCTTTTTTAATTATTTCTATTTCAAGATTTAATTCGTTCAGGTCTTTCATTAGTCACCTATTTTTACTGGACGTTGTTGTGTAGCTTCAAGTGCAATTTCCATTTCACCTTGTTCTAATTTTTGTTGTTTTAATCTTAGTTCTTCTTGTTTAATTAGGAAGTTTACTTTAGCTTCTCGTTTCTTCAATTCTAGTTCTTGTTGTTTAAGCTTAGTATCTAATTCTAATTCAGCAGTTTGTAATTGTAATTGTTTTAATTCTATTTGTGCCTTTTGTATTTTAACTTGCTCTTCAACTGTAGGTTGAGCAGGTTGTTTAGGTGGCATCATTTCAGGATTAGATATAAAGTTATCTGTGTTTTTATATCCTGACTGTGCTATAAATTCACTAATAGCATTGTATAAATTTTTATTAGTAACTAATGTTCCTAATGCTCCACCTTGTACTAATGTTCCTAACAGTGTCATTATACTAGACATTGTTTGCATTTTAGATTGTTGGCTACCACTGCCAACACCAACATTAATTGTACAGTTTAATTTTTCTTTCCATCTTGATACATCAATAGGTATGAACTTGTTGTTTAAATAAAACATTTTTTTTCTATCTTCATACTTTTGTACCAAAGAATATATATTTCTAAATAAATCTTTTATCCCTGTTTCTGCAAACATACGAGCTATCAATTCAATTCTTTGCATTGAAGATTCTGTAGCTGCTGATATTGCACCACTTGTTACATGTGATGTTAATACATCAGGATTTAATCCTTGAGTCATTTTAGATACACCACTTCTTTCTTCTCTAATACCATCTAGGTATTGAACCATTTGAAATGCATATGGTTGTATCTGTGGTGTTGGTAAAGGTTGTACTGCGTTTGGACTTCTCATCCTTACAATACCACCCGGTCTTGATGTTAATAAATCATCTAGTTCAACTTGCCCTGCAAGTACAGCGTATCTAGCATTGTTAGTTAAATACATGTTATCTAACAAGTTACGCATAATAGTAGACTTAATAAGCTGAATATCTTTAACTGTATCGGCTATAGACATTCCATAAAACTTATGAGGAATAGGTAGTGGACAAATTGTAGAGAATGGTATCATCTCTATTTCTTCATTATCAAGTATATACTGTCCACTCTTAGTAATCTTTCTTAGTTCAGCTACACCGTCACCATCATAGTCTACACGCATGTAACATTCATCAATCCAAACTTTTTTAGTTGCACCACTTCCCTCTGATGGGGGAACTGAATCATCATCGTAACTAAATCTTGCTAATCTTTCTGTGTTTAGTTCTGCTTCTGATTGTGCATATCCGGGTAAGTCATTAACTATCTTAGGGTCATATCCTTGTTTAATTAAATCACTTACAGATTTCTTAACTCTATGACAAACAAAGTCTGCGTCTTCTAAGTTTACTGCTCTTCTTGATACTAAAAATTCTTCAGGTGGTACAGATACTACCCTTACTTGTCCATATCCTTTGTAGCATTTAGCTTTGACATCGTGTGTTTCTACCTTTGGTGCTACTAAATTACCAAAATCATCTACTACTTCTTTAGATTCTACTGTTGCTGTGTGTTCTATAACTTCAAAATCATCATTAGCTAGTATAGATTGGTATTCAATGTCAGTTAAATTGGTATAAGTTTCTGTATGAACGTCTTCTTTTTCTTCCCAATAATGCTTAATAACTCCAGTCTTAGATATCAGTGCATCTTTAAAGGCATCATAGAGGACCTTAAAGCCGTTGTTTTGGCGATTAAAAACATAATTGACATAGTCAGTTGCCTGTTGTGCCATCTCCTCATCTTCAGGTCCTTGAGGTTCAAATTCAGCTATGTTGTTATGTGTAGTAAATATACGCATAAGACTTGGCATAATGTATTCAACTGTATCTCTTACATCAGTTGTTACAATTTCTGAACGTCCATCTATTTCGTTACCGAATGGCTCACCTAAATAATACTTCATTGACTCTTCTCTTTGGTCAGAAAGTTCTGAGTTTGCGTATCCTGTAGCTTGTTGAATCTCTGCACTCAGTTGTGCAGCTAACTCATCATCACTTATCTTTCTTGGTTTTTTTGCCATTAGATTCCTTTAATTTTTTTATTTCTTCTTGTAACTCAGCTACTTGAACTTCCAAGTCTCTTAACTTGTAAGCCATTTGTGTAGGTGATGCTACTATATTTTCCACTAGATAGAGTATCCTTTTTTTCTTGAAGTCTTAATGCCATGTTTCTTATGAGTTTTTTTCATTCTGTCATAATACTCTTGCATAGCTTTTGTTCTAGATTTTGGATTACCAACTTTATTTGCAGCTCCTCCACCAGTTTTTTTAAGCTTTGCTATAGCTGCTGATTTTGTGCCTGAACTTTTTAATTTTGCTAATGCTGTTTTGCTTGCAACTTTACCCAATACATTACCATATGGATTTTTTTTAGCAGCTGCTTTTTTTGCTGCACCACCACCTGTTTTTTTTAATTTATCTCTAGCTTTTTTGCTACCGATTGCCATCTATATCTCCTATACTACTGCTACATCAGGTCCTAGTCTACCTTTACTATTCCACTTAGATGTTTCAGTTGTTGAATATCTTAGACTCATGACAGCATAACGTGTTGCTGACATTAAGTCATCCTTAAGTTTTACGACCTTACCATCTTTACGATGATACAGTCGATACTCTTCAAACCATTCATAACAAGTATTAAATACTTTAAACTTGCCTTGTTCCATACGTGTAAGCATTTCCATTAGTCCTGCTTCTACACTGTTACCACCTTTCTTTTCACCTAATGCAGGTGGGTTTTCAAAATGAAATGGCAACATGTTTACATTAGCCGTCCTATATTGTTCAGCTAAAGTTATACCACTACCTTTATCGTGTTGGTATCCATCATGTGGAAACGCAACAGGAATGTAATGACTACCCTCACGTTCATTGATATGACTCGCATGATAGCTAGGTATTTGTTTACTCATACTGTATACATCATAGATGTAAACGATATCTTCATCTCTATCCCATGCTACCCATACAACTGCTGTTGGATGGTCGTAGCCAAAATCAAGACCTGCGATACGGGGGTAATGAGATGGTATGCTAAAGGGTTCACAGGTCAAGGTATCTTCTAATATAGGGAATATCAATCCACTACCAATAGTAGGTATCCCTTTACTTCTCATCTCCCTTTCATGTGGAGGAAGTGCTTGAAGTATTTGTTCTTTCATATCATCGGTCAAATGCTCTGCATCATTCCAACTTGCCGTTATCAATGCCTGTCCGGGCTTTAAATCCGATGTAAAACTTTGTACTACCTCAGTAACACCTGACTCAGGAGTAAAGGTCATATAGACCATACCACGCCTGTCTAGTGTTCTAGTTACACACTGGGAGTATATATCTTGTGGTGGTTCTTCATCTAACCATATAAGGTCAATTGACTCCCCCATAAATTTTTCAGAACCCATTTCATAAGCTTTAAAGGCAACTCTCGACCACCCACCTGATTTGTGTTTAACAAGGACTGACGAATGTGCGTTAGGCACACCGGGTTTCCTTGTCGTTTCGCCAATAAGATGTTTAGGAATACTTCCTTTCCCTTTATCTCTTGGGTTATCGGGTTGCCCAAATAATTCTCTTTGGCAGATATCTCGTGTCGTTTCATTAGACGCACCACATACCCAAGCCCTAATCGGCTCATTATATCTTTTACCTACCCACCACTCAGGATACTCTCCTGTCAAATGTATTGCCATTTCCATAGCACCGACAAAAGATTTACCTACCCTGTTCGCCGCCATCAACAATCGTTGGTTAGCATCAGTACCAGTTTCGTGGAAGTTTAGTTGGAATCTGTAGGGCTTGTAATAGTTTAATCTATTTTCTTCTTGCCGTTTAGTAAGGGTGGATATTATCTCATCAATTCTTTCTTGTTCTGTAGACATAGCTATCCAAGACAGAATATACCACAGTTTAGTTGAGTGCGTCAAAGTAATATTATTAGTAAATGTTCTACTAATACATTCTTCCATGGGAATATGAGATAGAGATATATATATATACACGCACGCCAAGGGGGGTCGATAGGGTTTAGAATGATTCTAAGTCGCATATGAGAATGATTCTTAGAAC